GGTACAGCTACTAAAGAAGTTGCTAACTTATCAGATATTGCTGCAGTAACAGGTGGTTTGATCTTCCAAGGTGGATATGATCCAACAACAAACACTCCTGATATTACAGATGGAACAGCATTTAAAGGTTTCTTTTGGGCAGCAACTGCAGCAGGTACTTTCTTAGGAGAGTCTGTACAAGTTGGTGATTCAATTGTTGCTAAAGTTGATGCAGCTGGTGCTACTGCAGCAGACTGGTTGATTTTACAAGGTAACATAGTTATTGCTACTGATTCAGTTGATGGTATTTCTCGTTTAGCTACACAAACTGAAGCTAATGATGGTACTGAAGCTGGTGCGGTTGTTATTACTCCTGCTACATTACAAGGTAAAATTGATGCTCAAATTACTCCTGAGATTTCTAGCAAATTACCTCTTGCTGGTGGTACTATGGAGGGTGCTATTGACATGGGTGGTAATGCGATTAGTAGTGCTAATAGTGTTGGTACATTTAGTATCACTACTAATGAAATAACTAGCACACAGTCCGGTATTTTAGTTAGTAAAGATTTAAGTTTAGATGGTAATATTATCAAAAACTTAGCAGAACCAATTTATAATAATGACGCTGCTAGAAAAGGTTATGTAGATGCTACAGCTGCAACTGCACAAGCTAACGCTGAGGCTACTGCTTCTGCTGACGCTACTGCAAAAGCAGATGCTGCACAAGCTGCTGCTGAAGCTTACGCTGATTCATTAGCTCCTAACTATGACGCTGCTGGTTCTGCTGCTCAAGCATTAACTGATGCTAATGCTTATTCAGATAGTTTAGCTCCAAATTATGATGCTGCAGGTTCAGCATCTACAGCAGAATCTAATGCTAATGCTTATACTGATACTGCTATTTCTGCTCAGTCTTATAGAATTGATATAGAACCAGCAGGTTGGACATTTTTTGGTTCTAGTTATTACGCAGAAATTACACACGGTTTAAATTCTGATTATCCAGTTGTTGCACTTTATGCTAATGGTAAGCTTGTTGAGATGGAAGTTGAGGCTATTAGTAGTGGTTCTTTTGTAGTTAGAAGTAATATTTCACCTGCTTCAATAATTACTGTTTCTGTTTCCGCAGTAAGATAATTAATTTTACTAATTAAAACTTAAAACCCATTCCATAATAGGGGTGGGTTTTATTTTATTTATAAATTAGTATTTTTGTAAAAACTAAATAAAAATGGCAGAGAAGAAGTTTTTTGTTGATGTTAACATGCAAGGTAATAACATCAATAATTTAAGAGCAGACACATTAGATATTACATCCAATTTAGCAAGTGCTAATACTAAAAGAATAGTGTATTGGTCTGGCCAATATTATTATTCAGATGGAACAGCATGGTATACATTAGCTACTGCTTTAGGATATACTCCGGCAAATAGAGCTGGTGATACTTTTACTGGTTCAATTTTTGCAACAAACTTATCAGGTACTAATACTGGTGATGAAACAAATGCAACTATTAAAACTAAACTTGGTGTTGCTAGTAGCAGTGAAGACGGATACTTGTCTTCAACTGATTGGACTACATTTAACAATAAACAAGCTGGGCTTGGCTTTACTCCAGCAAACATATCAGGTGATACTTTTACTGGAGATATTTATGCTGAAAATTTAAGTGGTAATAATACTGGTGATGAAACTACAGTAAGTATTAAAAGTAAGCTTGGACAATCATCTTCTACATTTGATGGTTGGTTAAGTTTAGTAGATTGGAATACATTTAATTACAAACTTAGTTCTAATGGAATTTGGAGAGGTAGTACATTTAGAAATAACTCTACAACAATTGATACTACAGCAGGTGTAACATTAGCCACAAGTGGTACTAACGTTGCTAGAACAATCTCAGCTACTTCATATGCAACAAGAAATATTAGAATGGGTGTAACAGCAAGTATTGTTGCAACAGGTAGATATTCTGGAATGAGAGGTTCTGCTTTATTATGGTATGTTTCTGGTGGATTTCTATTTACTGGTGAATTTAATATCTCAGATACAGCAACTGCTACAGGTACACATAACTTTTGGGGTCTTGCTTCATCAACATCTGACTTAGTTATAGGTGGTGCAGCAAATGATCAACCTTCTTCATTGATAAATATTATTGCATTTGCAAATGACTCAGGAGATGCAAACTTGCAAATAATGCACAACAATGCATCTGGTACTGCAACAAAAATAGATTTAGGTTCTTCATTCCCATCTAATAGAACAGCAGGTGCTGCAATTACAACAATATATAGTTGTTATTTATATAATGCTCCAAATTCAAATGAAGTTAATTATAGAATAATAAATAAAGAAACAGGAGCTATTGCACAAGGAACAATATATGATAATTTACCAGCACCAGCATTAAACTTCTTTGGTGCAAGAACAATGGGTACATCAGGAGGTGGTGTTACCAATTCAGGACAATTTGATGTTTATAGATTAGGTGTTTATTCTTTATAATTATGAAACAGTTTACATTATCAACAAGTTATTTTATTGAGCCGGATTTAGAGGCTAATGTTTGTTTAAGACCATCTGATTCACAGATATCAGATTACATTGCAAGTTTTTTTAATTTTTCAAATGAACAAGATGCATTAGATGCAATACCTGATTTAATTATAAATCAGACACCTATCTTATTTGAGAAGTTTCAAGAAATGGATAATGTCCCAGTTGATGTAAGAAATGAGTACTATTTATAGTATATTTTAAAAAATTTTAGTATATTATAATATATATTTATTAACTAATTTTTTATGGATTCAACAACACTAGCTCTGATACTTTTTATATCAGGTACAATCATTACTCTTTTTGGTTTCTTTTTAAGAAATGCTTATAATGATACCAGAAAAGACATTGAATTGCTATTAAATCATCATAGCAAAACAAGTGAAGAACTTGGAAAACTCAAAGGTAAAATTGAATTAGTACAACAAGAAAACCAATTAAAGTATCAAGCTATACAAGAGTTGACTCAGCTTGAGATTAAAAATCTAGCCAAGAATGTTAGTGAACTTTCAGATGCTGTAAAAGAATTAATAATCAAAAGACCAACAACATCAAGATAATGGAAAAATTAACTATGAAACAAAGATGGATGGCACCAACACCTAAATTTTGGAAAAAAGTACAAAGTATAGGTATTTTATTAAGTGCTGTAGGAACTGTATTAGCTACTGCTCCAGTAAGTTTACCAGTAGTGATTGTAACTGCAGGTAGTTATGCAGCATTTGGGGGAAGTTTAATTGCTGCTATGTCTCAACTAACAGTTGATGAATCACAATTAGAAAAATATTAATAACAAAAATTATGAAGTTTAGAAATATCTGGAAATCTCCAAATAAACAATGGGATAAACTAATTTTAAAAATTAGAATTTCAAGTGTAGATTTATTCAGTATAGAAGTTGATATGACAAGAGATTTCTATTGTTTAACCCTGTTGAATTTTACAATCAAAAACAGGTAATACTCATTACCATAATGGTAGTTATGCTAATCCAGGTGTTTATACATCTGGATTTTTTATTTTAAATATTTTAGATTTAAACTTTATTTGTATTTTTGTTTAAACTTAAAAAATATAAAAATGGAAAATGTAACAGAAGAAAGAGAATTGACACATGAAGAGTTAGCTGCAAGAAAGGAAGAAATGAAGCAGTTTTATATTGAGTCACATCCTTATTTGGAAGCACAAGCTAAGTATGAAAAGCTATTGACTGAAATAGAAGAAGCAAGATTTAAGAGAGCTACAATTCAAATTCAGTGGGCTAACATTATGGCAGCTCAACAAGAGCAAGAAGGAAATGAAAGTGAGGAGGAAGAAGAAAGTGCGGAACAACCTTCTCCTACAGCAGAGAGAAAACTTAAAAAATCATAAACATGGCAACAGTTAACCAAGTTCAGAAAAAGGTAAAGATGCCTAAATGGGATGTGGTTAAGTTTCAGATATTAACTCATTGCTACATTAACCGTGTAGTAATGAGTGATTCTGATTTAAATTGTTTGACATTATTAAGTTTTAATCAACCAGTAGAACTAACTCATTTTTGTTATGATGCATCTTCTGAGGAAGATTGGATATTTAAATCTCCACAGACAGTAAGAAATTGCATAAACAAAGCTGAAAAGATTGGATTGGTTATTAAAGATCCAAGTAATAAAAAACAAGTTTTGCTTAATCCAGCCTTGAAGATACAAACAGCAGGAACAATACTACTTGACTATAAATTATTAGGGTATGAATCCGAAGAAAACACACAACCTGTATAAAACTCTTTCAGAAGAGTTAAGTATAAGTGAACAATTAATTGAAGATCTTGTGGAGTTCATGTACAAGAATTTAAGAAATAATTTATCAAATCTTGTTCACCCTAGAATTAATGTAGATGGTTTGGGTCAATTTGTATGTAAAGCCTATAATGTTACAAAAGGTATAGCCTATACTGAGAAAAAACTTAAAAGCCATGATACTTCTACATTTAATGCTTACTTTAATAAAAAGAAACTTGAGTCAAAACTTGAGTTATTAAAGGAACTACACATCATCATTTTAAAAGAAGAGGAAAGAAAAACCAAGTTTAAAGAATCTAAATATGAAACCGAGTCTAAAGGAAATCTGGAAGAATAGAAAACAGATTATGGAAGGTATTACAAATTCAATAATAAGAGATGAGTTTGTTGAAGAGATTGCTGCAGAAAGATTAGCAGTATGTAATACATGTGAATTTAAAGATGAGATAGGAGAATCTTGTGTACTTACAGGATCTCAACCTTGTTGCAGTATTTGTGGTTGTGCTTTTAAATTTAAAACAAGAGCCTTGTCATCAGAGTGTCCGAAAGAAAAATGGAAATCAGTAGTTACTGAAGAAGATGAGGATAAACTAGATAATCTTAAATAAGATGAGTATATATTTTAATGCAATAGACCATAGTTATAAAAGCTTAGCAGCTGAAGATAACATTGATTGGATCAGTGTAACAACATTAGTATCCCATTTTAAGAAACCATTTGAAGCAAAAAAGATTGCTGAAAAAGTTTCCAAGAATAAGAGATCTAAATGGTTTGGTATTGATCCAAAGAAAATTCAGGAAATTTGGGAAGCTGAAGCTGACAGAGCTGTAACTCTTGGTACATATTATCATAACCAGAGAGAAGCTGATTTATGTGCGCTTGCTTCTATAGAAAGAGAAGGTAAGACAGTTCCTGTTATAGCTCCTGTACCTTTACTTGAAAGTGGGATAAAAATGGCTCCGTCTCAGAAACTTGAAGAAGGTGTGTATCCTGAGCATATGGTTTATCTTAAATCTGCAGGTATTTGTGGACAATCAGACTTGGTTGAAGTAGTAAATGGTAAAGTAAACATCATAGATTATAAGACCAATAAAGAAATTAAAACAGAATCTTTTGTAAATTGGGAAGGGATGTCAGACAAACTAATGTTTCCATTAGATAATTTAGATGACTGTAACTTTAACCATTATGCAATACAATTAAGCATTTACATGTACATTATGCTTAAACATAATCCAAAATTAAAACCTGGAAGAATGTTTATACATCATGTTACATTTGAAGTAGAGTCTGAAGATGAGTATGGTTATCCTACTGTCAAGAGAGACCACACAGGGGAACCGGTTGTGAAAGAAGTTATTCCTATAGCAGTACCCTATTTAGTAGATGAGGTAAATGCAATAATGCATTACATTAAGGAGAATAATATTAAAATTAAAAAGAAATGATAGTAAGATTATTTGATGTTCAGAATGGTACTGTAATACCTACAGAACATTGTTATACACTAAAAGCTTTAAAAGATATCATGGATAACTATCCAGATGATCACTTAAAGATATACCAGTATTTGTTTTACATGACATGTCCAAATCCGGATATGAATCCTTTTTTTAATACTCCAGAGATAGATAAAGAATCTATTATACTTCAAGAAATTGATGCAGAGTTTTCTACTGAAGATGAAGATATAAGAATAGCTTTATTATTCTGTCAAAGAATGTATGAAACTCCAACATCTAGAGCATATAAAGGTATGGCATCTATGCTAGATAGATTAGCAAGATATATGGAAACAACTACAATTACTGCTGGTAGAGATGGTAATATCAACTCACTTGTAGCAGCTGCAAAAAACTTTGATCAGATTAGAGCATCATTTAAAGGTGTATACAAAGACTTACAAGATGAACAATCCAGCAAAGTGCGCGGAGGAATTGGTTTATCATATGATAGTTAATATATTAATAATCAAAAAGTTATGGATTATAAACACGTATATGATAAACTAATACTTAAAGCTAAATTGGAAAATAGAAATAAATCTGATTTAGCTTATTTTGAAGCACATCATATTAAACCTAAATCTTTTGGTGGTGAAGGTGATTGTAGAAATACAAATCATCCTAATATTGTTTTATTAACCCCCAAAGAACATTATATTGCACATTTATTATTGAGTTATATTTATCCGGATTCTCCTGCAATGCAAACTGCTTTATGGAGTATGCTAATAACAAAACAAAATGTAAGATATAAACCTTCTTCAAAAACTTATGCACAAATAAGAGAAAGATATATTAAATTAACTAAAGGTGTAACAAATCCTTTTTATGGTCAATGTCACACTAATGAAAGTAAATTAAAAATTTCTTTAAAAGCCAAAGGTAATACAAGATGGTTAGGTAAAAAGCATGATGAAAATACTAAACTTAAGTTAAGTGAATGTAGAAAAGGTAAATTGCTAACGGATGAAACTAAACTAAAAATAAGCAATTCAATAAAAGGTGGTAAACATTATAATGCTAAACCTATTATATGTATAAAAACAAATAATATATTTGGTTCAGGTAAAGAACTATCAGAACATCTTAATGTACCTTTTAGTACTGTAAGAAGATATTTAAATGGTACTACTAAACCTCCTGTTTGGTTCCATTATCAAAGAATAATTATATGAGAGAAATATATCAAGACATACCAACTTGGGATAACGGTACATGGACTGTTACTGATTTTAACTCAAGAGAAGAGTTTGCTCAATTTTTACTTACTAATGTTTTTAAAGAACCAGGTAAGTATGAATTCAATGATACTACAACAATGTTGTTTACACAAGAATCTAGTAAGTTCAACAGAGACAAGGTTTATTGTGTAGCCCCATTTAAATCTAAAGACTTTATTAAATATTGGGATGACCAAAAAGCAAAATGTAGAAGAGGACTCTTAATAAAAGAAAATGGTAAATTCTGGTATATGACTAGAGATTACTACATGTGGTTAAACTTCTTACCTATCTTCAACAAAGAGATTCAGAAGTTTGGTTTTGCTGATATCCGAGATGCACAGTATCATATGGCACTGTATGAAATACTAGCAGAATTAAATTATAAGCATGTAGCTATTCTAAAGAAAAGACAGATAGCATCTTCATATTACCATATGGCAAAGCTGATTAATCAGCAATGGTTTGAAGAAGGGGTTACTCTAAAGATTGGTGCCAGTCTTAAAGATTACATCAATGAAAAAGGTTCTTGGAAATTTCTTCAAGAATATGCAGCATTCCTTAATGAGCACACAGCATGGTATAGACCTATGTCACCAGACAAGGTTATGATGTGGCAACAGAAAATTGAGGTAAGAAGAGGTGATAGAAAAACAGAAGTTGGTCTCAAAGGTACTATCCAAGGTATGTCATTTGAGAAAGATCCAACAAATGGTGTAGGGGGTCCGGTTAAATACTTCTTTCATGAGGAGGCCGGGATTGCTCCTAGGATGGATAGCACATATGAGTATATGCGTCCAGCCATGAGATCTGGTTTGATTACTACAGGTATGTTTATTGCAGCAGGATCTGTGGGGGATTTATCTCAGTGTGAACCATTGAGAAAGATGATTATGGACCCTGTAGCTAATGATATATACACAGTAGAGACAGATCTTTTAGATGATAAAGGTACTCCAGGTGTGTCAGGTTTATTTATACCTGAACAATGGTCTATGCCACCATACATAGATCATAATGGTAACTCTAAAGTAGAAGAAGCATTACAAGCTTTAGATGATCAGTTTGAAGCATGGAAAAAAGAATTGGATCCTGAGACATATCAGTTGAGGATTTCTCAGCATCCAAGAAATATAAAAGAAGCATTTGACCATAGAACGGTATCTAAGTTTCCAACCCACCTTCTTACAGCACAACTAAGAAGAATAGAAGATAGAGAGTATGCGCCTGAATACTTAGATATAACAGCAGATGCTGAAGGTAAGATTAGATTAGAGCATTCTAATAGAAGACCAATTACAGAATTTCCTGTATCTAAAAAGACAGAAGATAAAACAGGAGTACTTGTAGTATGGGAAAGACCAATAGACAATCCATCATTTGGTACTTACTATGCATCAATTGACCCTGTGGCAGAGGGTAAAACAACAACATCAGAATCATTGTGTTCTATCTATGTAATGAAAGCTCCGGTGGAAGTTACTAAGGTTACAGGATTTGAAACAGAGACTTACATAGAACCTGATAAAATAGTTGCTGCTTGGTGTGGTAGATATGATGATATCAATAAAACACACAGGATGTTAGAGCATATTATTGAACTGTATAATGCATGGACAGTAATAGAGAATAACATTTCATTGTTTATTCAGTATATGATCTCCAGAAAGAAGCAGAAGTACTTGGTTCCAAAAAGTCAAATAATGTTCTTAAAAGACTTGGGATCCAATAATTCAGTATTCCAGGAGTATGGTTGGAAGAATACCGGTACTTTATTTAAGGCACATTTATTAAGTTATGCTATTGAATATACCAAAGAAGAATTAGATCAGGAATTAAAAGCTGATGGCACTGTTGTAAGAACAAAATATGGTATTGAAAGAATTCCAGACATAATGTTAATCAAAGAAATGTTTGCTTATTCAGATGGTGTCAACGTAGATAGACTTGTATCATTTTGTGCACTTGTTGCATTTATGAAAATCCAGCACTCTAATAGAGGGTATACCAAGCGGGTAATCAAGGATGAAGCGGCCAAAAACTTGGATAATTCAAAAAATTTGTATAAATTAAGTAGTAGTCCCTTCCGTCATATGGGAAGGACTGGAAACCATTTAGGAGGTAAAGTAACCAGATCTCCTTTTAAAAATATAAAATAACATGCAAGTATATAACGCACTACAGTTAAAAAAAGGAGCAAAAGCATCTCATAATAGGATGGGTAGTATTACCCAACCATTGCAATTTATTCCTAAAAAAGAAAAAGATGAAGAGTGGGCTGCTTGGAATCTTGACTGGTTAGAGTGGAATGGATTGAAACAGATTCGCAGAAATGCGCGCAGACTCATGAAGAACTACAAACTTGCTAAAGGTATTATAGATAAGTCAGACTACATAGTTGAAGAAAACAATGAAATGAAAGAAATTGTTGATGTATTAACTAGAGAAGACTGGTCTGCCTTAGAGTTGAAGTTCTATCCTATTATTCCAAATGTTATTAATGTTCTTGTAGCTGAATTTGCTAAGAGAGCAACTAAACTTAGCTACAGAGCTATTGATGAATTCTCATACAATGAGATGATGGAGCAAAAAAGAAAGATGGTTGAGGATACCTTAATGGCAGATGCAAAAGTAAAGATACAAGCTGCATTAATGGAACAAGGATTAGATCCTACCTCTCCTGAAGCACAACAACAATTAGCTCCTGAAACTTTAAAGTCTTTACCAGAAATAGAATCTTTCTTTAAAAAAGATTATAGATCAATGGTAGAGCAGTGGGCTTCTCACCAACATAAAGTAGATGTTGAAAGATTCCGCATGGAAGAACTTGAGGAAAGAGCATTTAGAGATATGCTTATTACAGATAGAGAGTTCTGGCACATGCGTATGATGGAAGATGATTATGATGTAGAACTTTGGAATCCTCCTGTTACTTTCTATCACAAGTCTCCTGATGCAAGATATATTTCTCAGGGTAACTGGGTTGGTAAAGTAGACATGATGACTGTAGCTGATGTAATTGATAAGTATGGTTACTTACTTACAGAAGAACAGCATGAAGCATTAGAAGCTATTTATCCAATTAGATCTGCAGGTTATGTAATAGGTGGGCAAAATGATGGTACATTCTATGATGCTACTAAGTCCCATGAATGGAATACTAACATGCCTTCATTAGCATACAGACAATATACCACAATGATGGCTGGTTCTGTATATGACGGTGGAGATATTATTAATCAGATTCTTTCTGAAGGAGAAGATTACTATGATCAAGGTACAGCATATTTATTAAGAGTTACAACTTGTTATTGGAAGTCACAAAGAAAAGTTGGGCACTTAACTAAAATAAAAGAAAACGGAGAAGTTATTAATGAGATCATTACTGAAGACTATAAGATAACTGATAATCCAATTTATGACACAAGACTATTCAAGAATAAAACAAAAGAAAATCTTGTATATGGAGAGCATATTGATTGGATCTGGATTAATGAAGTTTGGGGTGGTGTTAAAATTGGACCAAATATTCCTTCATTCTGGGGTATGAATAATCCTGGAGGTTTTTCTCCATTGTATATTGGTGTAGATAAAAACCATATTGGACCTTTGAAGTTTCAGTTTAAAGGAGATAATAGTTTGTATGGTTGTAAGCTTCCTGTAGAAGGAGCGGTGTTCTCTGATAGAAATACTAAATCAACATCTTTATTAGATTTGATGAAGCCTTATCAAATTGGATATAACATTGTAAACAATCAGATAGCTGATATCTTGGTTGATGAGTTGGGAACAGTAATTCTACTTGACCAAAACGCATTACCAAGACACTCAATGGGTGAAGACTGGGGTAAGAATAACTTATCTAAAGCATATGTAGCAATGAAGAATTTCCAAATGTTACCTTTAGATACTTCTATTACTAATACAGAAAACCCATTAAGCTTCCAACATTTCCAGAAATTAGACCTTGAACAAACAAACAGGTTGATGTCTAGGATTAAATTATCTGAGCATTTCAAGCAACAAGCTTATGATGTAATTGGAGTTAACCCACAAAGAATGGGTCAACAACTTTCTCAAATGACTGCTACAGGTGTAGAGCAAGCTACTGCTGCATCTTATGCACAAACAGAAGTATACTTTATCCAACACTGTGATTACTTAATGCCTAGAGTACACTCAATGCGTACAGATTTAGCACAGTACTACCAATCAACAAAACCGTCAGCAAGACTTTCCTACATGACATCCAATGATGAGAAAGTAAACTTTGAAATAAATGGGACAGACTTATTAATGAGAGATCTTAATATATTCTGTAGTACAACAGCAAACCATAGAGCAGTGTTAGAGCAATTGAAACAAATGGCTATGACTAACAATACTACTGGTGCTACTATCTTTGATTTAGGAAAACTTGTTCAAGCAGATACAGTATCTGAAGTTAATAATACTCTTAAAGCTGCTGAAGAAAAACAACAACAACAAAAACAACAAGAGCAACAGCAACAACAAGAAATGCAGAAACAACAACTTGAGTCTCAAGAAAGACAAAAGAAAATGGAAATTGATGCACAAGAGTTGAGAGATGAGAAGAATAGACAAAGAGATATTCTTGTTGCTGAGATTAGAGCTGCAGGTATGGGATCTATGGTTGATATAGATCAGAACATGCAATCTGACTACTTGGATGCTATGAAAGATATTAAAGACTCTGAACAATTCCAAGATCAGATGAATCTTCAAAGAGAAAAAGAAACTAATAGACAGAATGCAGATTCTACAAAAGCTCAAATTGAAAGAGAAAAAATACAAGCTCAAAGAGAAATTGCCAACAAGCAATTAGAAATTGCTAGGGAGAATAAAAATAAATTTGATAGAAAAGAATAGTGTTAGCTATATAATGCAAAAAATGTTTTTAGGACTTTTAAATTTATCAAGTTTATTTACTATATTAAATTATAAACCAAAACCAACAAGATGAATAAAGATGCAACTAATCTTGAAGATCAAATTCAAGATTCTACAACGGTAGAACAAGTTGATGTAAACATTGATGAATTATTTGGTAATCCAGGTGCTGCTAATATTATGGTTCCAGAAGATGGAAAAGCAGTTGAGGAGAAACCCAAAACAATGTTCAGTGCTGAAAACATTGACACCTCGTTCCTTGACAATACACCTGCTGCTACTCCACAAGAGAAAGCACAAGCTGTGGAAGATAAAGCATTAGTTGAAGAAACTATTTCAGAGTTAGATAACCTTATTAGCCAAAATGAAGAAGCTGGTGGAAAAGGTAGACCTAAAGTTGATAAAGATGGTCTTTATGATCTAGCTCAAAAAATGATTGAAGAAGGTACACTTATTCCTTTTGATGATGATAAACCATTAGAAGAATACAGTACTAAAGATTTCAGAGAACTTTTTGAAGCTAACTTCCAAGAGAGAGAAGAAAAAGTTAAACAAAATGTTCCTAAAGAATTCTTCAATGCACTTCCAGAAGAATTGCAAATTGCAGCTAAATATGTAGCAGATGGTGGACAAGACCTTAAAGGTTTGTTTAGAACATTGGCACATGTAGAAGAGATAGTGCAACTTGATCCAACTAATGAAGCTGATCAAGAAGAAATTGCTAGACAATATCTTTGGGCAACTAACTTTGGAACAGCTGAAGAAATTGAATCAGAAATCCAAGATTGGGCTGACATGAATAAGCTTGAGCAAAAAGCTAATCAATTTAAACCTAAGTTAGACAGAATGCAAGAAGAAATTGTTGCAAGACAGTTGGCTGAGCAAGAGCATAAGAAAGATCAACAACAAAAGCAAGCAAGAGCTTATACTGATAGTGTTTATAATACACTTGCAGCGGGAGAAATTGGAGGAGTTAAATTGGATAAGAAAACACAGAGTGTTTTATATTCAGGATTGGTTCAACCAAATTACCCTTCTATATCAGGAAAGAATACAAACTTGTTAGGACACTTGTTAGAGAAGTATCAGTTTGTTGAACCTAACCATGGTTTAATTGCTGAAGCACTTTGGTTACTTCAAGATCCAGATGGATACAGATCAAAGATCAAAGAGCAAGGTTCTAAAGCTGCTGTAGAAAAAACAGTAAGAAGTTTGAAAACTGAAGAGTCTAGAAAATTATCTAGTTCTTCAACAAACACAGGTGCTGGAGAAGACAGACCTTCTTCAGGTAAACCACAAAAAACAATATCCAGACAGAATACTAACATATTCAGAAGGACTTTTTAATTAGTAACTAATAAATAAAATAAAATAAATGGCAACTCCAGTTTTAAACAATGGTATATTCCTGCGTGATACTGCATACAATGCAAGTTCACATGTGGATTCTTACCACTTAGTAAACATGTTGAAAGATGCTCAACCAATGGATTTAGGTCCGGTAGACTTATGGGCTATGGCTCAAAAAGTTGAAATGCCCCTATACCAAATGTCTTCTTTCGGTGGAAAGAATGTAATTATGGTTGATAATGCAAGAGGTGAATATAGATGGCAGACTCCTGTGTCTATTGATCTTCCTTACATTATTGAGGACATTGAACCAGACAATGAGTTCAAAGGAATTGAAGGGTCAACTTTCAGAGTAAAATTAAACAGACGTGAGTTTGGACATGGTGATATCTTCACATATGACAAATACAACGGTGTGGAACTTTATGTAACAGCTGAAGATATCTTACCTGTAGGTGATGGATTTATCTATACTGTACAGTTAGTAAACAATGATAACTTCAGATTCTTGGACAACAAGTACTTAGCTAATGGTACTAAAGTTTTCCGTAAAGGTTCTGCTCGTGGTGAGTATGGTGAGAGATTCTCTGACATCCAAACTAGAGCTGGTTTCCGTGAATTCTACAACTTTGTAGGAGGTGCTGAAGCTCACGTTCATTATTCTATTTCTTCTAGAGCAGATTTAATGATCAAAGGTGGAATGAATGCAGATGGTACAGTTCCTGTAACTGAAATCTGGAGAACATTTGATTCTAACTTAAATGATCCTTCAATTGCTAACCTAGATGATATGGTTAAGAAATTAGGTAAAGACAAAGTTAAAAAAGCTTTTGACAATGGTGATTTATCTAGAACTTTCTTGACAACTATGGAATCTGCTCACTTATCTAAGATTGCTCAAGATATTGAGACTTACTTAATGTGGGGACAAGGTGGTAGAATTAAACAAGATGGTCCAGATGATTTAAGATTGTCAGTGGGTCTTTGGAAACAGTTGGATAACTCTTTCAAAAGAATCTACAACAAGAATAACTTCACATTGGATTTATTCCGTGGTGAGATCTACAACTTCTTCAATGGTAAGGTTGAATTCCAAGGTCCAGATCCAAAACGCTCATTAGTTGTACAAACTGGTATGGGTGGTATGAGAATGGTAAATGAGGCTATCAAACGTGAGGCAGTATCTTCAGGTTTATTGATCCAGGCTGCTGATATCGGTGCTATCACTGGTAAAGGTATGGACTTGAACTTTGGATTTGCATACACTTCATATGTTATCCCATTCTTGGCTAACGTGAAATTTGTATTGAATCCAGCATTTGACAATGTTCACACTAATGATATTGAGAACCCAATCATTGATGGTTTCCCATTATCTTCTTACTCATTCATTATCTTTGATATCACAGATAATACTAATGACAACATTTACTTGTTGAAATTATCTTGGGATAATCAATTGAAATGGTGGTACCAAAACGGAACTATGGACTACATGGGAAGAACTCAAGGGTTCCAATCTTCAGGTCAGTTCAATGGATACCGTGTAATGATGTCTCAAACAATGCCTGCTATTTGGGTTAAAGATCCAACTAAAGTATTGAAAATTGTTATGAGAAACCCAATCACTGGTGGATCATTCTAAACCGTTATAAAACTGAGAGAGTGTCATCAATGATGCTCTCTCTTTTTTTACTAAATTTACACAAACCAAAAACCAACAAAACAATGGAAAATTTCACAATGGTAGAGACCGGTAAGGGCTCTGTTAAAAGAACAGCAATTGCTGTAAGACCTTATTTTGATAACACAGCTTCCAACATGGGTTTAGAAGACTATGGGATGAGCTTATTTGATGGGGTAACACATAATGAACAACTAGCTTGTTTAGACAACAATGGTGTAGTAAGATACATTACTGGATTAAATGAATTTGCTCCGGAGATCAAACTACTTCCTATAGCAGACAAAGAAGCTAGAATAAGAGAGATCAGATTAGCAGTTGCAGAGTTAGAGCAAGAACTAGCAGCAAATGTTATTGATATTGAGGATAAAGATTTTTGGGCTAAAGTAACTTTACTAAGACCAAACAATTCTGAATTTTGGAATAAAATTTCTATCTCATGTGGTAATGAACCTTTGTTCTTAGATCCAAAGGATCCATATGATAGAATTAAATTATATGCAATTGAAGCTGGAGGATTCTCATTAGTTTCAAAAAGTTTGGAAGATGCAAGAGCTAAAGCTGTTCCACCAAAGTTTTACTTAGATAAAGAAGAGGAAACTGTAATGGTAAGAACTGAGTACAAAAAATTACGTAACAAAGCTCTATCTGAATTACAAAAATTATTTGACAAAAACAGTACTAAGTTATTCTACATTGCAAAAGTTGTAGACATCAACAGTACACAATATAGAAAATCTACACCTAATGATGTAATCTATGAAAACATGGATAACTACATTGCTGGATTAGGTGGTGAAAGTAATAAAGAAAGAGCTGCTAAAACTTTCATGGATACAGCAATTATGGATATGGAAACACTAAAAATTAAGTCAATTGTTAGAGATTCCGTATTTTTTAAGTATATTGTTAATAAGGCAGATGGTTATATCTACCACACTAAGACTAATGCATTGTTAGGAAGAAATGTGTCAGATGTAGTTGAGCACTTGAAAAACCCTTTAAATGAGGATATTTTAAAAGACTTGAATGCTGCTTGTGAGAAGTATTGGAACTCTTAATAATTAAATAAAATGGCAAAGTTTACAACTGGGAAAATTAATAACCCAAATGCAAAAGTATCTGCTTTAAAAGCAGCTGGAAGTAAAGGTGTAAAATCTGGAGTTAATCCAAAAGCATCTGCTCAAAAAGTAGCTAAAGGTAAAGTAGGTGGAATTACTAAAGCACCAAAAACCGCATCTCCTAAATAAGGAGATGCTTATTTATTTTTATTATGGTAAAAAAAGCAAAAGAAGAAGTTAAAGTTGAAGTAACTAAAACAGAAAAAATAGTTAAAAAAAATTCAACTAGAAAACCTAGAGTTAGAAAACCTAAGTTAAAAGAACAAGAACCTAAGTTGGAAGCAGAGCCAAAATTGGTTATTACTGAAACTGCAGAAAACTCAACTTATGAAGCAACTAAAATTGTTTCTGAACATAAAGAAAAAGTTGAGGAAGCAAAAGAAGAAGTTAAAGAAATTGCTGAAGAACCAGTTTCATTAATTGAAAAAATTAAATTATTTTTCAAAAAATTATTTAAAAAATAATATCATGGCAGTAAAGAAAACAACTACAGCTATAAAAATAGCTCCAAGTAGAGAAATGGATAAGTGGGAAATTGAATCTGCTTTGTCAACATTAAGAAGAGCGGATGAGATTAGAAAAGATCCAAAGATGATGAACAAAGTTAAATCATTAGCACAAGAACAAATCAAAGCTTTGGGTGGTGTTGTAGGAGCTACAAAGCCAACAAGAACATTAAAAAGATAATGGCAAAAGAAATGCTAAAAAGAAAAGACGGTAGTGTGTCTCAGAGAGGTCTCTGGGACAACATCCGTGCTAATAAAGGTTCTGGTAAGAAACCTACAGCTCAAATGCTGAAACAAGAGAAAAAGATTAAAGCATCAACTAAAAAGAAATAGTTATGGCAGCTAAGGTCAAAGTTACAGCAGGTGGTGAAAAACATGTAGTATATAAAAAGACTACAAAAAAAGGTGAAGGAAAGGTTGGTAATATAATGGTGAATCATCCTACCAAAGATAAAGGTCAATGGGATACAATAGATCTTACTGCAAAAGGAAGAGCAAAAACAATAGCTCAAGGTGTAGCTGCAACAAAGAAATGGCATAAGGATAATCCTGATTATAACTATCAAGGAAAAGGTTTATCTAAAATGAAAACTAGTGGCTCTACTGCAGCATGGACCAGAAAAGAAGGTAAGAACCCTACGGGTGGTCTTAATGCTAAAGGAGTTGCTTCCTACAGAAAAGAAAATCCAGGAAGCAAATTAAAAATGGCTGTTACTACTAAGCCGTCAAAGCTTGATCCAGATAGCAAAGATGCTAAGAGAAGAAAAAGTTTTTGTGCTAGAATGTCAGGAGTTGATGGACCTATGAAAGATGAGAAGGGAAAACCTACAAGAAAAGCATTAGCTTTAAAAAAATGGAACTGTTAAAATATATATAGTCATGGCAAAGTGTATGAAATGTGGTGGTATGAAATACCAAAAAGGTGGTTCTTCAATGAAGACTACTGTTGGTTCTGCCTCACCAAAAGGATTAATATTTGGAATTCCTAATGGTGGACCTACAGGTCCAAACAAACAAGGGATTGATACAATGAAAAAAGGTGGTTCTAAGTTAACTGCTGTTAAACATTCTTGCCCTCCTGGTACAGTTAGATCTGCTACTGGTGGATGTGTATCTGAAAGACCAAGCTTTAAAAAAGGTGGTTCTACTTTTGGTATGCTATCTGTTAAAGCTGGTGTAGATAAAAATCCTAAAGCTACTGCAGCAGATAGAATAGCTGGTGCTAAAATGAGCAAAAAGAAAATGGGTGGTGCTACTAAAAAGAAGTGCTAATCATGGCTGAGAAAAAAGATAAGAATTGGATACAGAAAGCAGTTAACCCTAAACATAAGGGTTATTGCACTCCAATGTCTAAACCTACTTGTACACCAAAGAGAAAAGCTTTGGCTAAGACATTTAAAGCAATGGCAAAAAAGAAATAATTATGGCAAAGAAAGAAACAATTAATCCTATTACTGCTTTTAGAAAAGCTAATGAAGCTAGAAAAGCTGTAGTAATGAAGTCTTTAAAAAAGGCTCAAAAAGGTATTGCTCAAGATACAACTTCAAATGTTGATAGTTTAAATTATAATAATGCTTCTAAGTATCTGTCTGAAAAAATAAAAGAAAGCCAAAACATAGAACGTAGTAGACAAAACATAGATGAGGCACAAGCTAATAAAAATACTCTAGATACCTTAAATCAAATTTACCCTGGTTACCAGATACCTTATCAGAAAAAAACAGGGGGTATAAGCAAATCTAAAAAAAGATAATTATGGCAAAGAAAAAAGAACTTCCAAAAGCTATGATGGGTAAAGTTATTAAACCTGTTGTAAGGGCAATTGCTACTGGTGCTAAAGCTGCTAAAAAAGGTTATCAAGAAAGTGTAGCTGCATCAAAAGCTAGTAAAACGGTAACTACAAGTAAGAAAACAAGAGAATGGCCATCTTTAGATGGTACTCCCAATAATAAAAATGCAACAACCACAGCTGTAAAAACTCCTGAAAAAGTTAAGATATCCAATAAAGCTAAAGCTACTGGTATTGCTGTTGGTACAGCTGCTGCTGCTGCAGGTATTTATGCAAAAACTAAAAAACATAGATCATTAAAATAAAATGTAATGTTAAACAGTACTATTGAAATAAAAGTAAAACAAAGGCTGAACAAGTTAGATAAATAATACACAGCATGGGTAGAGATCTTGAACATAAAAAGAAATATCAAAAAGAATATTATCTCAAAAATAAAGAGAGATTGTTAGACTATAGAAAAAACTTTTATGAGCAAAATAAAGAAGTATCTATTCAAAGATCTAAAACATGGGCTGAAAATAACAAAAGACAAAGAAAACATAATGTATTAAAATCTACTCATGGTATTACTATTGATGATTTTGAAAAAATGTTAGTGGATCAAGACTACAAATGTTTTTGTTGTTCAGTTGAGCACAGTAGTTTAAAAAAAGGATTGTTTGTTGATCATTGTCATACTACAGGTAAAGTAAGAGGCTTATTGTGTAATAGTTGTAATTCAGCACTTGGTTATGCAAAAGATAATATTGAAGTATTAACAACAATGATAAAATATTTACAAAGATGTTAAATTCAACAATAGAAATAAAAATAAAACAGAGAATCAATAAATTAGATTCTCAA